AAGTCGAGGCCGAAGTCGAGGCCGAAGTCGAGGCCGAAGTCGAGGCCGAAGTCGAGGCCGAAGTCGAGGCCGAAGTCGAGGCCGAAGTCGAGGCCGAAGTCGAGGCCGAAGTCGAGGCCGAAGAGGCCACGATCGACTGAGTCGATTACGCGGCGACGAGTGTCGCTGCAAAGGGACTTGGGGCGCGGCCTAGTAGCCGCGCCCCCATTCAAGTTTCAGGGAGGCACATGCCGGAGCAGCAGGAACTGACGCTCGTCGAGGCGCTGAAGCGTCTCCGCACCATCGAGAAGAAAATCACTTCCAACAACGTGGAAGTGACGGCCTATGCGTCGGGGCTCTCGACGCGCAAGCCGCTCTTCGACTCCGAAGATCGCCAGCTGCAGGAGGTGAAGTCCCTCACGCAGTCGTCGATGGATCTCATGACGGAGTACCTCAAGCTGAAGCGCCGCATCGACCTGACCAATCTCTCGGTCACGGTCGAGATCGAAGGCCAGAAGCGCACGATCGCCGAGTGGCTGATCGTGAAGCGCAAGATCGCCGATATCGCGGTCGGCGTTTTCAACGCGCTGAACGACAGCGCGGCCAACTCCGCTCGTCGCGAGGACCGTATGTACTCCGGCGAAGGCAAGACGCCACAGGTCGTGAAGTACTACAAGGAAGAAGTGAAGATGAAGGAGCTTCGCGGCTGGCAGGACGTGAAGGCTGCCATCGACGGACGCCTCGAAGTCGTCAACGCGACGACGCAACTCCTGACCGAGTAGAAAGGAGACCTTCCGCAGCGTAAAAACGGGACAAGGGGCTTCGGCTCCGACAGAGGCCCTGCTGGGGGTCAAACCAGCAAACAGCCAATTATAAGAATGGATGCGGAATTGAAATCCGACGATCCAATCTTTCAAGGCTAAAGGCTCAAGAACTCAAGTGTCACTCGATTGCCCATCGAGGGTAAATACCTAGGGCATTTCAAGTCTCAGTCAACCCGGTGGAAGCCGGGGTGAAGGATCAAGGTTTGGGCCATCAGCCCGGAAAAATCTGGATCCTGTAGTGCGCGTCTCTGTCCGCTTCCGGTCTACAGCCAGCTGCTGCACGGAGGTCTTAACATATTGCGGGATGGCCTAATGGTAGGGTGCGTGGCTCATAACCACGAGATTGGCGGTTCGACTCCGCCTCCCGCTACCAGTTCGATAGTGCGGCGTCACGCGGACGACGCCTGTCGGGTTGGGGTCGCTCCCAGGCCTGGAGGGCGTGTCAGGCTCGTTCGACTCGAAGCCTTGGAAGACTCGGGGAGGACACGGCGAGGCTGCCGGCATCTCGCCACTATCGATTCAAAAAGCGAAGGAGCGCAACCGACTTTTTGAGGAGGAACTGCCCTGCCGGTGACTCAGGCACATAATCCGGCGTGAAACTCTGAATGGCTCACGCGAAGAGCATCCCGCCTTGAGGGGGTGGAGCCAACTAAGGGGCAAGCAGTCCTCCGTCACTTTGTAGTTTGTAGGCAGCGAGGCCAGTAACGCTGTACCGGGAATGATCTGCTACTCCGGGCTGCTGGATCTCTATCCCGTGGGGCCTCGCTCGTGTAGCAGCGAGTCGGTGTTTACGAGGCTGCTGCCTACTAACTATGAAGCCGTGGTAGGGCGGCGCGGCGGATTCCATACGCAGCCAGCCGGTGGCCAAGCCGGCCCGCAAATCCGCCTATGTGATAAAGGTGGCCGTCGCCCGATCACGGTGCATAGCAGACGAAGCTTGGCAGCTTCCATTGCGATTCCGCCGCGGTGCCGGGGCGCCCAGCCTCGCGGAAGCGCTGGTCTCCGCTTCGGGATACGAAGCTGCCATCGAGAGAGGAGCGCACAGCCGATTCGGCCTCTTCGGAGGCCGTTCGCTGCGCTCCTTTCTTTTGCTATCGGCTTGACACGAGTTCCACTGACAGTACGATTACAGTTGGTTTCGTTGGAGACAACTATGGCAGAGGCGCCAAAGTCGCTCGGTGGTCGCACCCCCAACATCCGGATTCCGGCGGGCAAAGAAGCCGAGTATATCACCGACGCGCAAGGAAATATCATTCACACCCAGTACGGTCGCGACGCGGAGATCGATGCGCATGTCCTTCCCAGCGGCCGCGGCGGGAGATTGGGCAGTGGCGGCAACTTCGACGGCGGGCCGAGCAAGCCGTTCGATTCTCTCGGACGCGACCTCAAACAGAACATCGTGTTGTTCGACGAACGCGGCGCTTTACAGCTCGTGACCGAAACGGACGGTCACGAGATGGCTGCGGTGACGCCCAAAGGTCCGGAGATCCGTGACAGCAGCATCTCTACCGAGCTTACTGCAGCGGAGGCAGAACAGCTCGGCGAGTACGCTGAATATCAATATCGCGGCATGGCGGCGCTGAGGGCAAAAGGCACACCTCCTGTACCCGCCGCTCCAATGACGCCACCGCCTGTGCCTGTGATGAGACATATCGAGGAGGGTTTCGTGCCAGCACCGAAAAAGGCGTCGAAGTCAGGGAAGCAGACGAAGAAGAAGGCGAAGAAGTCACGACGCGTCGTAGAATCTCCGGCCGAAGTCGACCCCGATCGGAATGCCGGCGAGCAGGAGCCGAACTACTTGCCGGTCGAGGTCGAGATCAACGCTCCGTTCGGACGTTTGCGGCAGTCGTTCTCCGGCATCTTCCGGGATGGCGGGAGCCTGATCCTCTACACCGACAAGCGCTACGTACCGCTGTACACGTTCCCCGAAGTCGACGAACCGATGCGGCTCACCGTGAAGTGGCAGGACAAGGTCGTCTCGTGCGTTCACGCGGGAATCTGTTTTACTTTGCCCCACGCACCTGTTACATTCACGGTGTTGCTGATCGACGAGGGACAGGACGATGGAGAAGGACAATCAGGCGAAGGTCGGTCGAACGAAGTGTGACCTGTGCGACAAGCTCTCCGCACACGTTGTCGGTGATCGGCTCTTGTGCGAAGACCACGCGTCGATGGCGAAGTCCGCCGCGGCTGGCTCTTCCCTGAAGGATGCAGGTCTCGCATTCAGAGATCATCACCGATAGGCGGCAGGCATGGCCGACGCGCTCAATGTGTTCCCGTCCATGCCCGGAGGCGGTAGCGGTACGGGCGACTTCCATCGGTATGCTAGCGCATTCCCCGATCCCTTCTTCGACTACGCTTCGACCCAGATGCCTCGTAGCCTCTACGACGTGTTGCGGTGGTGCGAGTTCATTTGGATGACGAATGGAACTTATCGTACGGCTTGCCAGCGCATCGTCCGGTACTTCCTCACCAAGATCGAGCTGACCGACGTCGGGGACGACGAGAAGAAGAAGTACGAGGAGTTCCTCGACAAACAGGTGAAGATGACCGACACCCTGGCCTCCGTCGGTGACGACTGGCTATGTTACGGTAATGCGTTTATCTCAGTACGTGTCCCGTTCCGTCGCCATCTCCGCTGTCCTCGTTGTCGTCAAGAGCGCACGCTTCAACACATCAACTACAAGTTCGAGAACTGGCAGTTCCAAGCGACGTGTTCGAATTGCAAGTATCAGGGCGCTTTCGAGCGCGTCGACCGGCGCAGCATCGAGCAGGACAAGATCAAGCTCATTCGCTGGTCGCCGCACGAAATCCGGATGCTTCACCATCCGATCTCACACGAGACGACCTACTACTGGATTCCGACGGCGAGTTTCAAACGCGAGATCAAACGCGGCAACAAGTTCTTTATCGAATCGACGCCGTGGGAGATCATCGAAGCGATCAAGAAGGACCAGTGGTTCAAGTTCAATCCCAACGTCATCTACCACATGAAGGAAGAGACGCTGGCTGGCGTCCGCAACGCTGGCTGGGGCATTCCTCGTTTGATGGCGAACTTCAAACAGGCGTGGTACGTGCAGGTGCTCAAGCGGTACAACGAAGCAATCGGCCTCGACTACATCATACCGTTCCGCGTGATCACGCCAGCGAAGGGGCCCGGGTCCGGCGAGGCCGATCCGCTACTCCACATGAACCTCGGCTCGTTCAACGCCAAGGTCATGGGGCTGATCCGTCGGCACAGGCGCGACCCGGCGGCCTGGAACGCGCTGCCGTTCCCGGTCCAGTACCAGGCGCTCGGCGGCGAGGGCAAGGATCTCGCGCCGCACGAGCTGATCACCGCCGGCGTCGACGAGTTGCTCAACTCGATGGGCTTCCCTGCCGAGATGTTCAAGGGTACGTTGCAGGTGCAGGCCGCGCCGATGGCATTGCGCTTGTTCGAGCGCACGTGGACCCACTACGTGTCGGCGCAGAACGGCATGATCGACTGGTTCTTCGAGGCGGTTACCGACTTGCTCAGTTGGGAGAAGGCACAGGGTCGACTGCAACCCGTTACGCTGGCCGAGGACATCGAGAAGAAGCAGATCCAGTTGCAGCTCGCGTCGGCCCAGCAGATCTCGAAGCAGACTGCTTATGCTCCGTTCGGTATCGACTGGCGCGCCGAGGTCGAACGTCAGTTCGACGAAGAGAAGTTCTATCAGGAGGCGTCACAACGGTTCCAGCAGGAACAGGCGAAGAAGCAGGAGATGGAGCAGACGTTCGAGCAGGCGCAGCAGATGGCAGCACAGCCTCCGGGTGGTATGCCTTCGGGCATGGATCCCGCGGCGATGGCTGCTGGTGGCGGCGCTCCTCCGGGTGGTGGTGCTATGCCGCC